CTATCACTATCTCGTGCTTGTTCGGATTCCAGTCGTTGTAAAGAGCGTGAGCGTTTGGTTGCTCGGTCTTTCGTCCTTTCTTCAGATAGTAGATTTTTCTCTCTACTTCCGGCATAGCTAAAATTTCTTCTATAGTCATATCTCAAAGTTTAATGTCCAAATATTCCTGAAACGTCTTTGGGTTTCATAATTCTACCGAGAAGTTCTCCCAGCACATAGTAGCGTGCAGCATCTATGCCATGATTATCATGGTCTTCAGGTTTGTTGATGTAGTTTCCATCCTTATCTTTTGCCCAGACATAATTTCTGAACTCCCTTTGCAGGTTATAAGAACGCTTGGTAATGAATATTTCCATTCCCTGCATCTTGTCAATACCGGCATTGACAGAACCTTGCCCTTTCTCTACCGCGTATATTTTAATCCCTCCGTTATGAATCTCCTGGATGAGTCGCGGGTCCGCACTGTCGGCAATCACTCTCAAATTCCACGGGCGTAGCGTCTTTATAATATCCCCAGAAAGTAATCCAGTTCTATAATCCACTTCATCCAGATAAAGCGCATTGTCAATGATTCCACACCGGATAGAAGCCGATGGGTCATTGGTATAACCAAAGTCCTGTCCAATAGCCACTTTCTTGCACCACATGGGGAACTCGTCCACAATACCCCATTTCTTGAACACGGCACCTTCGGCCACGTCCGCCCATCGACCGATAACCACATGAGCGTACTTCTCCGGATTCTTCTCTTTCATTTCCTTGACTTCTCTCAGGAACTCAGGAGAAAGGTTCTCTATATTGTCGAAGTAAGTCGTATGGATATGAAGTACATTCGGATGGGTGGAAATCTGTACCTGGACGCCGTCAATCTCCACCAGCCGGTGAGTATTCTCGATGTATTTCTTGTAGATGAAGTGATTGGAGTCACAGGGATTCATGATGATGATAATCCGGTTCTGGATTCCCTTTTTACGGATGGAGAGCATAATCTTGTCAAACTCGTCCTCACTGGTCCATTCCTCTGCTTCATCACAGACAAAGGTGGTGATACCCTGAATTGATTTCAACTTGGCCGTCTGGTTCCCTGAAGAGGTTTTGATACCACGGAACATGATACGGCTGCCGGTCATCCGGTTTACTATATCGGTTTTGGTGGTCTTGAAATACTTCGTGGTTCCATCCAAATCTATCTTTTCCATCATTTCAGGAATAATAGACATCCCGGCAGATACCATCGTGTAACGGGTATAAAGAATCTGGTGGACTATCTTCTCTGTGGGAGTCATCTCGAACGTCAGCCGCTCTATGAAGGTAGAAGCGTTGAAAGACTTTCCCGATCCACGGCCACCGGTAATGAGAATGATAAACTTCTCGCTATCGGTATATAACGGATGATATATCGCTTGGGGTACAATCATTTCAGCTTGTCTTTAATCCATGAGTCGATAGAAATTCCGTGGTCAATATCCTTTGGAATGTCTGCGTCTTCGTCTTCTCGGTCTCCAAAACCTTCTTTTCTTCCTAATGTGGAAAGTAAATAGCGAATCATATACCCATCTGGACGTTCACGCCATCCGATAAAGTTCCCATTTTCATCTTTCTCAGGGATACCAAGCGCAAGTACACGTGCAGATACAAGGCATTCATCTACCAGAGAACCTCTTTCGTCGGTGATAGCATCTTTGAACTGGCTGTCTGCTCTGGCCCAATCATACACGGTTTTTCGGGTTACATTGAATACAGCAGCAACCTTAGAGAGATTTCCACCTGTTTTATGAAGGACCTCTCTGAATTTCGATATGTCTGGCTTCTTTCCCATGCGCGCGTATCTGTTTATTTTGATTACTCAATCAATTTCAAAACCTCTTCTCCTTTGGCAAATTTTTCATCCGTACTGATACCCAACAAATCACAAAAATCTGATTTTGTCTCAAAAGAAGAAAATGAAAGTATTATATAAGCATCTTCATCCTGCCTGTGCTGAAATGCAGATTCTTTTACTTGTTGCTTTACCGCTTTCATGTGTTCTTTCTTCTCTTCATATGGCAGTGCAGCATCTTCAGGAATAGGATTTTTTATACCATCGAAGTCTGTTGGCAATAACAAGTCATCTAATGACTCTGATAAGGAATTGGCATCAACTTCACTTATCGCAAGTATATCATTCAACTCATCAGGACTCAACCCGACTTCGGAATAGTCTATATCAGGCAAATAACTCGCGAGCAAATCTAAATCAGGCTTGGTGTTTCCTACTGCCATATAAGTAAGCTGTTCCTTTTCTTTTTTTTCGTCAAGGTTCACAACCTCCACTTTTACCTTATAGTCTGTATCAGAAGTACCATCGTATTTGTAATACATATCCATAGCCTTGATACGCCTGTGCCCATCTATTAGGTTTCCGCTTAATTCATTCCATACAATACCACCAAGAAAACCGACTTTTTGCAGGTTTTTCTTTTGCAGTCTAATACGTTCATCCGAATGCCTCTTAGGGTTTATCGGATTCAGATTTATCTGCGAACGTTTTATTATTCTTGTCTCACTTTGTTTCAGTTCCTTCATAATCATGCTCAAACAACAATCGTTCTACCATAGGGTATTCCTCTATAACCTTTTTCAAGTCTGCCGGGAAATTACTTCTGAGCCACAAAAGATAGTTCATATCGCTTATATTCGTTCCTGCCGACTGGCTGTTACCGTATTTCTCCGGCTTAATAAGACTTTTCTTTTCGATATAGTTCAGAATATCAAAATTCTTGTAAGCTGATAGGGGATAACATTTCTTTTGCGCTTCATTGATAGCTTCATCTTTGTACGTCCTTAGCATCAACCGCCTGTTCATTGAGTCGGATTGTTTGAACCCGAAAAATGCCCAGTCTATATGATATTTTTCTCTGACTATCTCTGTAAGCTGCGCCATACTGTACTGCCTCTGCTTTTCGTTCTTTATACAACCCATATAACCACTCTTACGATATGAATATACCGCAAAGTGAGGCACTTGTATGAACTTCACATTATCATATTTCTTGCAGGTGTAGTTGATGTACCTGCTTATATGCTGCAAATCCTTGACAACATACATATAGACGCATACAATTTCTTTAAAATAGGGCGACATAAGGTCCAAAAGGGCTATACTATCTTTACCCGATGCCGAGTGAAATAGTATAACCCTCTCAGTCTGTTTTGAAATCTGCTTAATTATGTTTATTGCCTTGTCCATAATTAAACAACCCTACCACCGACTTTCTTGTTGATTCTTGCTCTTTGGGCAGCATTTGTACCCATTGATTGAAAGCGTCCGGCTTCATAGTCCGCTCTTGTTCGGTACTTCTTACCATCCGAGCCTGTTGCGTAAACTTCTGGCATAATCCTGAATTTAAATTAAACAATCTTTTTACCTATATGCAGACAAAGCCGCATAAAGCGGCTTGACTTATTTTAATCCTTCATGGTTAATCACTTCACTAATATGCAGGTAATAAAACAATGGAATTTCTTCTGGTGGATTTTTCTTGAACTCTTCTAACTGTTCGTCGAAATCGTGAAAATCAAATTCTTCGTGCATGAACTTTATGCCCTCTTCAGTAACCTCACCAATGCCGATTTCATCTATCGCCACATCAAGAAACCATGGGGCGCCTGTGCTATAAAAATGAATTGCTTCTATATCAGTACGCAGAATAGGCTGGCACTCATTTTCACGTCCTTCTTTTCTTAATCTCTCGTTTTCTTCAAGTTGCTTGAAATTTGTAAACATCTTTTCGTATTTAGAACTTAGCTTACGAGTTTCTATAACTTTCTTGCCATTGAGAATATCCAAAGCATTAGCCTTCGTCATTATCAGCGAGTAGGCTTCTACTTCTTGGCCATTATATTTGATTGTTTTCATTTGATTATTAATATTTTACTATTCAAAAATAGTATATACTTACCTCAAAACAGAATAAATTGCTAGTACATACGAAACAATATGCCAATTGTTTCATTTTATACACACGCCAACTTAATGACGTGTGTATGAACGGTTTTTAAGCTGCCGATTTACTGTTTACTAAATCAAGTATAAACTTTCTACCAAGTTGCGTCCAACACAAGTATTGCTTTGCAACCTGCATACCAGTGGTATCACTTGTATAGGTGTGTGTCCTGTACTTGTCATAACCTAATCCCCTGTATTTGGCATAAAGCATGTAAACCCCATTCTGGTTGTACAATACGCCTAAATCTTTTAATATCTTGTACAGCTTTTTGGCACTCATGCCAAGTTCGTTGGCTATGATATTTGTTGTTATCAATCCTTCGCTTTGAAGGACATTGTCGAAGTAGGCAGCTTTTGGCGCCATCAGTCTGTTCTGTTCTTCTACCAGATTCTTTTCGGTTTCAAGTACAGATATTCGTTCTTTCTGCCTTTCGATGGTTGAGTTTGCTAACAGGATGGCTTTTGCCATGATTTCTTCTGGCGTATCATCTGATTTTACTGCCATATAACCGCCTTTAGTTCGGATTTCTTTCAGTATGGCTTTTACGCCTTTCTTGAACTGTTTGGCTATTGGCTTGCGGCTTTGCATCAGGACTTCATATAAACCGCTCTCTGTCAGCATCCAGACTTGACGGTTCTGACCTGACCGGAATAATGTTCCGACCAGCCTTTCATCTTCGTCTACTGTATTTACGAGTTTATTAAGGCTGCTTACATCGTATTCAATCCACTCTGCTACATCTTTAGCAAGAAACAACGGATTCTCTGCATTGCCGTAAACGGTAAGTTCTTTACCTAATAAAGTTGTTCTCTGTAAAACCTGTATCTCATTCATATTTTTTGAATTTAAGTTACCAATCTGACTCTTTACACACTCTGTCAATTCTTTATTGTTTGCGAAATACATCAAAGCTATCCCGATTTCTAGATACTGGCCGAAATACATGATTTCTCTTAGTTTCAATCCGTTTTCGGCTGCATACGTTTTTATTTGCAACATGTTCTTTGATTTCCATTCGCTTATGCTTATCCCGACATCAGAATTAAGCCCCTTGCAAGAAATATATATCCTGCCATTGTAGGTACAATAAGAAATTTGCTTATCTTTGTACCGTATGAATTGGGATTCATTTATGGTTTCTTTGTTCATACGCTGTAAAACCTGAATTAAACATATCCTCATTGATGGCCGGTCAATTCATCAATGAGGATTTTATTTTGACCGTAGTAGCAAGCTGGGATTTGAACCCATGCACACCTGAATGTCTTGCCTTGACCTGTCACGCCTGACATATAAAAAGGCAAATCTTAAAAGAGGTCTAAAGTGGCAGTTTACCCCTTGAAAGAAATGCCTTGAATATCTTTGCAGCGCAACTGCCACGAAGCGCATTTCATTCTATGGCAAAATTACCAACCGCCAAATGTTTATCCTAAAAATTGCCGTAATCAGAACAAACATTTGGCTGATTGTTTCAAAATAATCGTGTGAGGGATTTACATTGCAGTTTTCATCATGTTTGGATTAAAGCCTTGCATAAGATTACCTTCGCAGTCAAAAAAGGTGTCTTCTCGTAGCAGACTACCAATAAGTTCATTTGCAAGCCTAAATATCGGGTAAACTTCATCATTAGAGTCTATCATGCCATCTTTACAACATTTCTTTTCACTCAGAGAACGCAACAGCCAAAGTGTTTTCATGTAATACTGGTATTTTTCGGGGTTGTTGAACATTCGTTTTAATAACATAATGTTTGATTCAGTTATTACTGTTTCTTGTTTGTTAGTAAATGTTATCTTGTGCAATTCAGGATTAAAGTCTATAATTCTCATAAGTCATATTCTTTTAAATGTTAATACTAAGCTATCTTTATAAGGTTGCATTTTTTGAAACAACGCCATTCTTCTTTTTCACAATCGAAATACACCTGGCAGTTATCTGCTGTTTTCTTTGTACCCTTTGTCTCTGGTATTCTGCCACTCATTAAAGTACCGAAAGCCTGACGCAGTGTGCCGTCTGTTTTCTTGAAATAGAACTCAACCACCTTCTTATGAAGCAATGCACGAAGTTTGATATTAGTCCAAGCGCATTTCAATGCTTCACTCATTGAATAACCGTTCTTGCGTACAAATGACCAAGCAAGGTTCATAATCTCTTTTAATAGGTTTCTCTTTTCTGTTGCCATAGTTCTTATATTTATTAGTTCTTTAAATGCTGTTTAAATTTTATGCTGCAAATATAATTGATATTTAAATTATAGAACAAGCTTTCATAGTTAATAAAATCTAAATATAAAATTGATATTTAAATTATTTGCTTATTATTTAAATAGTAGATATTTTTGTGCTATAAAACTAAATTTAAATGAGAATTAAAGAATTGTTGCGAGAAAAAGGAATTACCGCAAAAGAACTGGCTTCTAAAATCGGTATGACTGAAACTGGGTTAAGTATCGCTATGGGAGATAATGGAAACCCACCATTAAAGAGATTAGAACAGATTGCCACCGCTTTAGGTGTGCCAGTAACAGAACTCTTTGATAAACCCAAAGAGGGAGTTATACACTGTCCTCACTGCGGTAAGGAGATAAAATTGAATCCGAATGTTTAATTTTAAATTTAGAATTATGAGAAAAATACTATTTATTTTATTGCCCACGTTTTTACTTGTGGGCTGTAAATCTCGCGAAGAAAAGGTAGCAGAACTTATAAAACAAGAAATGTTCAAAACCCTTTATGATTTTGAGAGTTATGAACCTGTTGAAACTAAAATAGATAGTGCATTTACATCTATATATACAGATTCAGTAATCAAATCTTATGCTTATATAGCACGCTCATTTCTCGATGACGTACAAGAAGGACTTGATAAAGTAAAAGATGCGCAAAGAACAGCAGAAATATGGAGAGATAGCTATTCATCTTATGGGAGGGGCAAGTATGAAGAAGCATACAATGAAATGAGAGAACATTTAGATGAAGTTAAATCAAAAATGAGTATTGTAAATGGTTATACAGATTCAATAAGAAATGCTTCTGTTGGCTTTAAACCTGAATTTTGCGGATGGAGGGTTAAACATAGATTTAGATGTAAAACCAAAGGTGGTAATTTTGATTTAGGCGATTATATTTATATTGTTGATAAAAGAGTAACTAAAATTATATATAAAGAAGACCCTGATGATGAATATACTAAAAAAGTAAATGGGTTAATTGAAGAAGCTGTTAGTTCAAAAAATGAACAGGAAGAAACTGATAGTGTTAGTGGTGCAACATCAAATATTTAAACACGATTATTCCAGCCCCGTTCCTTATGGTTCGGGGCTTTATCCTCTAAGAATCAAAATAGAGAAAGGAAAATAACCATGACAACAAACGAAATAGACAAATTAAGCCTTGAAAAAGCCCATGCCTTATTTGAAACAGGTGATATAGATAAAATTGGAGTAGGAACGGTGAAAGGATTGTGCGAGATTCACCGCTACTTGTTCGATGGCTTGTATGACTTTGCCGGAAAGGTACGTACATTGAACATCGCCAAAGGAAACTTCCGTTTTGCCAACTGCTTGTATCTTGATGCAATTCTCCCGGTTATAGAGAAGATGCCGGAAACGACATTTGATGAAATCATTGCCAAATATGTGGAAATGAATATCGCCCATCCATTTATGGAAGGCAACGGGCGAGCCACCCGTATTTGGCTGGATATGATATTGAAAAAACGTCTGAAAAAAGTAATAGACTGGCGCAATGTGGATAAAAACCTGTATCTACAAGCTATGGAACGCAGCCCTATAAATGATTTGGAACTCCGGGTATTGTTGCAACAGGCATTAACAGACCAAGTAGATGACCGTGAAGTAATATTCAAGGGGATTACTCAATCTTACTATTATGAGGGATATGAAGCATAAAACTAAAGCCGGAAGCATAACGCTCCGGCTTTTCTACTTTTGTAATATTTTATCCAGCATTAGCAAAGACCTTTGGATAGTTCCTTTTCTGGTATTGAATTCTCAGATACCCAATAAGGCTTTCATAGTCGGTCAAGAAACCTTCATTGACCAAATCAGCAATCTTCTTTTCAAGCTGCCACAATTCACGTTGTTTTTGTTCCTCACCATGCTTATTACGTAGCATCTTTTCATGACTGTTGAAGATAACCCAGTTCAAGGCTTCACCGACCTTCTGCATGGCTTTAGGCATAAAGTCTTTGGGAACGATTTTCATGATGGCAGAAGAGAGTTCCCTATAAGCGTCCCCAGCATCATTCCGGTAACGAATCATTTGGTCAGAAACGAATTTGATTACATCATATTTGAATGACGCATTTAGCCACATAGCCAAATCAATGAACAATACAGGATGAACCCAGGTTCCACCGCATTTACCACGTGAACTTAAATAGGGAGAATTTTGCCCATTTAGATTTTCTTTTTCAACGATGGTAGCGATTAATTCCTTGGTTGATTCATTTTCAAAGTATTTCTTCAATTCTTTGTTTGAGGAGTTTCGTTCGTTCCATAACTTTACAAGCCTGGTAGCATTGAAATAGCCGTCAACGGTGCGTTGAATAACTTCTAAATTTCCCATTTGCCTTACCATTTCTTGATTTGTTTTCATGTCTCAGTGAATCTTAGATTAAAAAATTACCCCACCAAAGGCAAGCTCCTCACTTCTTACCGATGGCAGGGTTTATACTTTTCAGCCATGAGGATAGCTGTTATTATCTCTTTGAGACAAAGTTACCAACATGGTGATTTTTAGCCTAAGATTACTTAAACCAAGAACAAACAATTGGTAAAATGTTTCATAAAAATACCCCGAGCCTTTCGGAACGGGGTTACTTGATTAGTCCTTTGATTTTCAGCCTTTCTAAAATCTGGTTGTAAAGGTACTCTATATCCTGCCGGAAATCCTTATACTGCTGGTAGATAAAGGAAACATCAGCGATATTGTTTGATATTACACACGGGGAAACATCCGGGAACACACCGGAAATCTCTGCCCGGATACCGTTCGGCAGCCGTCCGCCGGCAAGCACACTAGGGGCGAACAAGAACAACACGATAAAGAGGAACTTCTTTCGCTGGGTGACGCTATCTGGATTGGGAGGACAGGCCATTCCAGAGAGAATCTCCTTAAACCATTCATAAATCTCCGGGATGAGAGTAAAATCAGTCAGGATAGGGGAGGATAGTTCCTGCTCACGTTCCGATAATCTTGATTTTTGTTCACGTATTGATTTCAGCTCCACGATTGATGAAAATTCTTTTGTCATAGCACGATTTATTTAGTTGGAAATTCTTATATTTGCATCAAAATCGTGTGGGGGAGTTGGCTTCTAATCGTGTGGGCTGGCTCCCTTTTTTATTTTATGCCAAGTGATATGCGTTCAGGATGGCGAAAGCGTAGATGATAACCGTAACCAGACTGTCCAGGAACACCGCCCATGCTCCCAGCTTTTGGATCTGGCTGAAGCTCATAATCAGGACAACAAGGAAACACACCCACTGGCTTGAAAACAATCCCATCCCCAGCAATAAAAGTCCGATGGTATCCATGAAGAATGCAACATGAAGCCACGGATGCGCCATCAGATACCATCTTTTTGATGCCTTATCCAGCTTCTGAAAGACTTTTACATGTCGGTATAAGGAATTTACATCTGAACAGCTTTGCAAGCTCGTACAAGGCTTGTATGATGATTAAGGCGTAGAATACATGTTTCATGGTCAGTAGCTTTTATCTCCGTGCTTATACGGACGAAGTTCATTGTATTTCATTTTCTGCTTGATGTGCCAGAAGATGTCGATATTTCTGTCCCGGCAGAAAGCGAATATCTCATTCAGGAGGATAAATGGTTCATCCCTGTAGAAGTTGTCGGTGACATAGACACAGATTCTAAACATGGACTCCGTGAAGGTCATATCAGAGTAATCTTCCGTATCGCTTCCTTCGTAGTCGAAGCTATCTAAATCATATCCTCTCAGTCCGGCCAAATCCAACATACGGATACAAGCATCGGCAAGTTCGTCCTCCACGCTGTCTTTAATATCTTGCTTGAAAGCGTACATGAATTCCCCATCATCACGTTTCCTTTGTTTCATGCAATATTCAAAATTAGCCCGGTTAGCGTGCATTCCTTTCCGATCTGCCTCCACCGCTTCCATAAGTTCGGATATGACCAGACAAAGGAAATGTTCGTCACTCAGGTTCTCTTCATGCCATCCGTGGGCTACTGCGCACTGGTAGGCTTTATCTCTCAATTTGTTTAAGTTCATAATGATTTTGATTTTAATAACTCATATATTTATCACTCTGTTATTTAGATTGATTCAACTTAGATTCGTGATATAATTAAGAAAGTTTTTTATAATAGACTGATTATCAATATTGTATAATGAGTGTCCTTTTTTATTTGAAAGCTGATTTGTAGTTTCGCAGAAGCAGAAGCCAATTTCGCTTTTCGGGTGAAGTGTACCATGTCGGTAGACTGATATAATCGGAGGCGAGATTAATTATGAATTTCAAAAATTTACTCATGAAAGCTTCTGTAAAGGTATTTTACTTTATGTATCAGGAACAACTTAACGGTTATCCAATAATTAAGCTATTGAAAGATTTGTACGACCTCATTTCATACTTGATTGAATAATAAGAATCCTATTTTCCAAAGATTCTTATTGATTTTAATTGGTTGAAAATAAAATACCCGATAACCGCCACAAAGCAGTTACCGGGTATTCACAAAGCACTGACAAGGGTTGTCAGTAAGTTATTTGGCATGGTTTTTGCTATTTCTTTAAAGTGATTTTTAATCTCATTTATTATGGAAATAGTTTATATTTTAAGAAGAATTGAAGACGAGGGACATTCCTATTTGTCTAATAAAACTTTTAATTTTGTAAAGCAAAAAAACAATATGGCGTCAACCCTTAAGGTTTCCGATGTGATGGAATTTAAATCAGAACAAGATGCTGAAAGCTATTTAGCATCACGCAGTAATCTACGTGGATTAATTGAAGTAGTCAAAGTTATTAAACGCTAACATTTTTCAGGTCATCTTCCCTTAATGAGATGACCTGAAACTCCCAAAAACTAAGTTTCCCTTTCACATTCATAATCGGCTTATCAAACAGAACCGCGTCTTTCAACACCCAGTTCCAGCAACCTTGCTCTGCCCATACTGAAGGATGGTTTTGTACGCAATCGGATATAACCACGCTGCCGATGATAGCACCACGAGGTAACTTGTTGCAGTCTACACCTGCTAATTCTGAAGGATGAACTAGAATTTGTACTCTTTGCTCACTGTTCATTATCCAACCTACTCCCTTACTGTTACTTGCATGTATTAGCACTCTTTGTCCAATGTACTTCTGAGGACACTTCCAAGTCCGGTTCTCGATGTCTTTGATACCGTGAGCGATTAGGCTCGCCCACGGCTGTTTGATGGATATTGCTTTCATTTTTTGTTATTTTTAAATTCAAACATTATATTTGCGCTATAATCAAGGTTAAACGTAGGGCTATGCTTGATTTCAGTCCATTCTTTTGGTTGCTCATTGCCTACCTTTTTCCAGTTTGCAATGGCTGAGATTAGCGCGTATAATTTCATAAAAAACTTAAACGATATGGATAGTTTTGGAAAACTTTTAAAGAGGTGGGTTTGTAGCACGCTGGGCAGTACTCGACTTTGAATGAAATGAGCTGGAACTTCATGACCTGAAATTTAATAGCGCTACAAGGGGTTCGATTCCCTATCTGCCCACACTTAAAGACTGCTCTAATTCTAGGGCAGTCTTTTTTTAATCCTCCAGTAAATCCAATATGCGAAAAAGTGCTCCTTCAAGAACAGACACCCTGTCCTCCATGTCATTTCTGTAATCTTCATATTCTTGGTCCTCATAGAGTGTCTCACACCCTTCATTTTTTGATGTTGAGTATTCCAATGATGTGTGACATATATCTGCAATATCACCAAGAACTTCATTAACAGGCTTATCGCCTAACATGGTTTCAACAGTTGTTTCAATTTTCACTTTTACTTGTTTCATAGCTCCTCCTTTCCACCTATCCCAGCAGCCACCACATGACTGCCAGGAACAGGTAATATAGTTTTGTTTTACTCATTTCCATTCATTTTCTTATCCATCCATTCAACAGCATCCTGTATGGATGAAACCTTCTTAAACTCACGTGTAACGCAGAACGTCATGTACTCACAGATAATTTCTCCCACATCATTAAAGTAAATGTTGTATGCTCCAGTGCTATTTGCTCCAGTACACGGTATCTCAAGTTCCAAAGCTTTCAATGCTTTTTCAGCATCACAAGTGAAGTAAGCATATATATCATGCGAAACCTCCTTGCATCCGGTTAATTTGACAATGTTTGCCATATCACTTTTTTGTTTTTAAATGTTTTCTGTATTTCACTGGTATAAATCGTTTGAGTTCCGGAAGCGAAGTAGAAACAATGTGCATCCATGCGTTCCACCTTTGTCCGTCATGGTCTCTTGATGGTATCGAGCAGATTTGTCCGTAACAAGTTCCGTTCTTTCCTTCAGCCTTGCATTTCACACAGCACCCTTCACATCCGGATGAAAGATGGCAAAGGATGCAAGCCTGTTCTTTACTAATTCCATAATCCAAGTTTAAGGACAGTTGAGTTTCTTTCATTGATTATTTCTCCTTCTTTCAACTAATAATTCCAACCGTTTCTCACACTCAGCACACTCGATTTTCTTGCGCTCAAACTTCTCCCGGAACTTAACAAGCTCCTCATCCGTGTTCTCATCAAAGAACATGTTGTTCTGACGGTTGTGCTCGATGTACTCATTCATCTTGCGTTCTGCTTTTGTTATCTGGGCTTTGGCCGAAATCAGCTTAGACAGGCAAGAACTCACTTCAAGCGACTCTCCTGAACGCTTGTCGTAGAAGTACAGGCTTGTAGATACAATCTGTTTGGGGTATTGGCACTGTAATTTCGCCATCCTCCATCTGATTACCCATTGGTACCGGAAATACATCTCACGGGGAAGATTGTAGTGATATAAGCTTACTTGTTTTTCTGCATATCCGTAGTAAATAGTTACTTCAACCCATTGCTCAATCTTCAGTTCCCTTTCAGCTTTGGCCAAATCCTTAGCCATCTGGAACCAGTCATCCATACTTTCCTGCTTTCCCATATCATTCAAATTTCAATTCAAGTTGTGAGTAAGGTTCTTTATACTCAGGATTTGAAAAAAGGAAAGCATTTCTAAGCGCCTCTGAGATTCTTTCACTCATGTCCTTAGAAACATTGTTCTTGTCGGCATCACTGTTAACTAGCAAGCATCTTTCAAGGCTTCCATTGATAGGTTTCTCGTCGAAGAATAAGCTGTATTCAGTGAATATCCGGTTTTGCTGTTTACCTTCCTTTTCTTCTTCATTAGTCTGGCACCGCTCAAATACAGTGTCTTGAATTGTTCTCAGGCATCTTTGTCCTCTGTCACTTCTGCAACCCATTCTATCATTCTCGAACACAACGGACAAAGCACGCTTTTTACGGACATTTCCTATTCTGGCCCACCCATAATACACTTTCAGTTCACCCATATCACGCAACCTTTCTTTTTCTTATAATCTCCTTACAGATAGCTTCACAAAGCACACGGGCCATATTCACCTCCACGGCGTTGCCGATGAACTTCTTCTGGTCTGACTGTGGCCCAATCAGTACATAGTCTTCCGGGAATCCCATTATCTTTTTCAGTTCTGCTATCCGTAGCATACGCATCTTGATGTCGATGATACCATACAAAGCCATAAACTCCTTAATCTTGATTGTCATCGGACTGTCATCAGATGTAACTTGTATGCCGATACCTCCTTCAACCTCTACCAGATAGGGAGGCATCTTGTCCATCCGTGCTATCAGTGTAAAACAAGGATTGTTCACAGAACCTCCGGCACTGGCAAACTGCGGATTCATAAGGTAATGCCATTTACGGTTGGCCGTGATTGTTTGTGACGGCTGTTCTATGCTGCTTCCTACATTTGAGAAAGCTGTGTTCATTATCCACGGTTTGCAGCTTACCATATTGAACTTCGGCACCGTGGTTACTGTACCAACTGGCAGCTCAATAGATGTCGGTTTTCCGGTACCGTATTGGTTGTCTATGAAAACAGAATTTACCAATGCTAACCTATCTTTTGTTGTTACCGTAGGTGCTGGAAGTTCTACAGAATTGTTATGACCATTCCCGTAATAGGCTGAAACGAAAGCGTGGTGGTCTTTACAGGTGATAGTTCCGGCAGGGCTTTCCACAGATATGTTCTTGCTATCCGGCTGGCCGCTGAATTGCTTGGAGAGGAAGTTTACCTTTGCCAATGCAAGCCGTCCTTGTGTTGCCACAACCGGGCATGGTTCGTCAACGCTTGGTGCCTGGTATTTCCCCGTCCGACTCATAGAGTTATACTTTACAATAAAAGCCTCCTTACCTCCAGCCACGAACTTAATCAGTCCGGCATAGATGCGTTCAAGAGTCTTCTCTGCCAGCGGCTTCTTCCTGCAGAATATACTATCTCCTTCGTCTGAGAAATCCAGCACTTCCTTAACAGGCTTCCACTTTTCCAATCGTCCGAACATATCCGACTTCCCATCTTTACAGTGAGTAGGTTCAGGGAATACAATAGGCAGGCCACGCTTGGCGAAGATACAGAAGAACCGCTTACGAGTAGTATAGGCACCATAATCGGCAGCGTTCAAGATTCGCCAGTCAAAATCGTAACCATATTTCCTGACGTTGCGTTTCCACTTCTCATAGCATCGCCCTTTATCCTTGCTGATGGGGTGCCCTTTTTCATCCATATCGCCCCATGACATGAACTCCTCAACATTCTCTATCTGTATGTAGTCTGGAACAATAGCCTCGATATATCGGAAAAGATGCTCAGCCAGCGTCCTACTATCGGCGTCCCGTGGCTGGCCGCCCTTGGCTTTACTGAAGTTCGTACATTCAAGGCTGGCCCATAATACAACCAGTGCATCCGGATAAATCTTCTTCATTCGTTCTACATGGGCCACCAAAGGAGATAGTTCCAAAGTTCTGATGTCCTCCGTGAAGTGGAGCGCATCCGGGTGATTTGCCGCATGGCTGGCGATGGCGTTTGCATCGTGGTTTACACAAGCGACAACTTTCGCACATTGTTCATCTTCGTAGCGTGCGTTTTCTACTCCGGTACTGGTTCCCCCAGCACCGCAGAAAAGGTCAATATAGAGTAATTTTATCATATCAGTTCCATCTTTGAGGTCGATTGTTGATTCTCTCCAAGTAAGCGGCTATCTTCTTCTCCGCATCCTCACCGTTGCGGACGAAAATTCGCGTCCGTGTCTTGTCGCCTGGGATAGCCACATACTTTCCATGTTTCTCCAGTTCCCGATGCTGGGCGATTTTCAGTTCAGTTCCAGAAGGGTTCTTCTCCAAATCCACTTTATGTGGAAGTATTGGGTCATTTTCCGTTATCATTTTGCAAGATATTTGTTGATTATGTTACTCACTACAAGTCCGGCTTCATCACACATCCCGGCAAAGTTGTCAGACAATGAAGCGTTTTTCTCTTCATCGGGTATTCGTACTATGCTTCTCAGTTCTTTCAGTACGCGTTTCACCTGAAAAACTACCTGAGCATCTATTCCGTTTGATTCAAGTTCAGACTGGAACTCCAGTGCCGCACCCTCAAGTAAGTCTGAATAGATGAACAGCTTGTGCATCTTGCGAAGCATTTCTACCTTGAACTCCGGGGTATAGTCCTGAAGAAGTTCTCCCAAGGAATGCGGTTCCACCTCTCTTTCAAGGGAGTCAATCTTGTTCTTGATTTTCTGTGCTTTGGCAAAGTTCATGGATGAAATCAAGGCGATATACTTCTTTCTCAGTTCATTGAGCTTTCTTTCTGATTCTTGTCTTGTCATTTCTCTACTTTTCTGATGATTAAATACTTTGGCTCACCCTTGCGGAGATTGCTTAATGTCTCTTCGTCAACCTCTGCTTCTGTGAGTCCGTTCACGTTCATGTATTGTGGAAGACGGTATTTCTCACGTAACCTCCTGATCAGGTTCCAGTCACGAGTTACCCAGTTAATTGTGATTTTCATATCATTTTCTCAGGCTTTCACCGCTGAAGAGGACGGTTTTCGTTATCGCCCTCAGCCGGTCAATGGTTCTTTCCCCATATTTCTCTCTCAGCTCGTCTATCGTTAGGTTGGTGGTCAGGATAAGAAGCTTTCCTTTCTTCTCTGCTTCGTCTGCCAGTTCAGCGAATGCAAGCCTTTTTTCGCCGTATTTGACGCTAAGATTCTCTGTCCCTATATCGTCAACGTAGATGATGTGTTTTTGCTTCACGGCGTCCAAATCAGCGTTCATCTGCTGTGCATCGTAGCAGCTTACCACCTTGCGGCAGTAATGGTTAAGAACCAAAGGAAGAATCTTTCCGCAGATAAGGGTCTTTCCGCGTCCGCAGTTGCCGAAACACAGAAGTCCGCGACCTTCATTGCCGGCCAGCCAGCCTGCCACTTCTTCGTACTCAGGAAGCCATCTGGCATTTTCTCCAGTGAAGTACCTGATACCGGCCCAGAGAACTCTTTTGGCATCCGGAACGGTTATCTTTACGACGTTAGGAATAGGGGAGAAACCCGTATCTTTGAGCCGTTCGATTGTCTGTTGAAAATTTATCTGTTCCATGTTTACCAGCCTTTCTTGTATTTTCCCGGTGAATTATCCTTCAGAACTATGCCTACATCTGTTTTTGAAGGCACTTTCTCACGACTGGCCCAGGTCGCCAGCCGTCTTGGAAGCTCCCAGGTCTTTTCCAGTTCATAGCGCATCTTGGTTTCTGACTTGTTAAGCTCGCTCCAGTAATCGAAGAAAGCCCGAATCATTTCTTTCGGGTACTGACTGACATAAGGGACTAACGACTGGTAGAAGGATTCTTTCCTAGAGAGAGTAGCGGCTTTAGCCGCGTCTTTCTTTGCTACTACGTTAGTAGTAGTTTCTTTAATAATATTCTTCTCCTTTATTTGCTTTGTGTCACCCGTGTGTCGCTTTTCTGGCTCTTTGGCAGGGTGTGTCACCTGCTGTGTCGCCACTTGTGTCATTAGCTGTGTCACTTGCATCCGTAAATTATTGATTTCCTGAATGATATTTATGTCACTCATTGTGTCATTGCTTGTGTCACTTACTGTGTCAGACTCTGAGCCATTATACTCATTGTACTTTACCAAGGTTATTACATTCATTCCTTGTTCTTTGGAAAGAGTTATCATGTTCTCTCTTCTCAGAAAGGCAAGAAACGTCCGTACTTTCCTCTCAGACCATTTCCAACGCTTTGATAAGAATCTTATGGATGCAGGATATTGTCCTCTTGTATAAGAGACTTCTCGACCTCCGATACTCTCCATACGGGGCGTTGCCTCAAATCGTGCTGACTGAATCAAGTCAAGCCACGCTTCGCAACTGCTAAAAGTCCGGGCTTCATTCCACATATCATTCGAGAAGAACTTGCGGCTTAGTTTTATATATCCTTCCATAATCTTAGAATCTTACGTTAGTCAACTGTCTGCTATTGGAGTACACGGCCCATTTACCGTTTCCGCTATCCACCAGGCGTAAATCCTTGACTTCGCCAAATCGTTTCAGATTCCCGCAAAGGTCAACGATCCAGCCAGCCTCCTTGTTAGGATGCGGACGGATGGCACGACCGACTATCTGATACCAAAGAGCCAGTGACATTGTCGGACGGGCCATGACAATCGTATCCAGTTCAGGATAGTCAAATCCGGTAGTAAGTACACCTACGTTGGCTACAACGGGTATCTCTCCGGCCTTGAACGCTTCAAGGATATGTTCGCGTTCTTTTTTCGGTGTTTCTCCTGAAACGATGGCTGTTCCGGGAATGGACCAGGTGAGACGTTCTGCTTCTTTCAAGAAACGGGTGAAAACCAATATACCTTTTCGTTTTACACCGCTCTTGGGATTCATAAGCCTTTGGACGATGCTCACCAGAAACCCGTAGAAGTCGATACGCTCATACTCTTTCACTACAGACTTGTCCGTGTAGTCGGCTCCGGTAGTGTTCACCTTCAGGTTAAGTTCGTTCCATCCCAAAGGATTCATCGGATAATAGTTCAGCTTCGAAAGATACCCCATATCCAATAGAGTAGAGATTTGAACCTGATAGATTACCTCAGAGAACACGCACGGGCGTGTGCGTGTGATGAACTTCAACATACTGCCGAAATCCCTGCTTGATGAAAGCCGGTAAGGCGTAGCCGTCAATCCAAGAACTTTACATTTCAGCATCGAAAGAAATCTCTTGTACATTCCGTCTTTCGGGTTAACCAGATGGCACTCGTCGATGATGATATTCTGAAAATGCTGGAAAAGTTCCGGATGGTTGACTACGCTTCCGATAGTGGCGAAAGTTATTCTTGAAATCTCCTTTCGCCCGAATGAGGCAGAGTAGATGGAACAATCCAGAACACCATACGAACAGAGCTTCAGATAGTTCTGTTCTAGTATCTCCTTACTGGGCTGAAATACTAGCGTGTGCCCTTCAAGACGGCTGGCGATGTCGGCTATCACAAGACTCTTGCCGGCTCCGGTAGGCAGTACCATGATGGCATTGTTCTTCTTGGCCCTGTTAGCAAAGAAGCTGACTGCAGCATTACTGGCCTTCTGCTGGTAATCCCGTAAAACATAACTCATAATCCTTTCTCCTTACTCAGTTTGTCTCCCAAAGCCTTGTAATACTTGGTGAGTTCTATTAATTCAAAATCAGTCCATTTCTTCGCCTGGCTTGCTCTCCATGCCAGCTTGTCGAAGCGTTGCTGACCGATTTTTGATTTCAAGTTTTTCTCGTAATGTATCAGATGGTCTGCGCTGAAACGGTTGCACGCCCGGCACTCTGCGTGGGCATTGTCCTCGTCAAAGCGTGTAGCCATGTGGCGGCGCGAATGGAAGTGTCCGCAATCTGCCTGTTCGTATGGCTTTATCTGGGCGCATGAGATACAACGGAAATACCCGTTCGGCATACAATCACGAAGCCGGATATAGCGGCTGAAAACTTTGTCGAGTTTGGCCACTAAATCCGGCTTCTTTTTAATCTTGATACCTGCCTTATCGAATAACGGCAAAGGCTTTTCTTTCTTCTTTTTAGGTTTCTTGATGTAATACATATTTATAAAGCCTTATAATCATTCATACTACCCCAATAACCATATATTTCTTCATCACTCTCACCATTAAGCCGAGCTTTTTCTATTTCTTTATTCATGCTATGTGAAAGACCAGTCAAATCTCCTGAAAGACTTTCGAATGACGAACATTCTTTCGTACTATTTCTGCGTATTTTGTGTGTAATGTATTTTTCAATACTGTTGAATATTGGATTATCCTTTTCAGACATTCTTAAAGATATATATCCATAATTGAATGTAAATGGAGTATTTAACTTTTCATATGACTCTCTGTCTTTTATATGCTTATACATCATTTCAACCGGAAAAGTCATTGGCAAGCGTTCCTTCTTAATCATTATGGCTATCGCATCATATAAAGCCTGTTCTTGATCTGTCAGCTTAAACCAGTTGATATTCTCAAAGCACCACATGATATAACCAATATGAGTAAGTATGATATACTTTATCTCTTGTCCTTTGTATTTCCCAAATGTTAATTTCCGTTCTTCTTTCATAATAATTCCATTATTGGTTGTGGACGCAACGGGAATCGAACCCGCCCAACCATCACGGTTTTACTTGCTCATATATTAGCTAATTCAATGGGACAAGTGTATGGAGATATTGCGCAATTACTCCATACTAAAGCACGTCCTGTGCTTGCGCCCGTATGCCCGTCTTTCCGGGCGTTTATTCATGCTATTTCGTTATTTTTAAAAACTCAGGGGCAATTCCATAAAGTGGTGTACGGCCATCCCATTTATCTATGAATTGCTTATAGAGTATTTCTTTAGTCAACCCACGTGATTGAATGATAGCCTGTTCTGTTTTTAATTGCTCCAATTCGTTGCGTTTCTTCTGCTCTGCAATCTGCTGGTCTAATACAGATATATTGGTATTCACCTCATTACGACTATCAATCTTCTCACGCACAGCCTTTGAAAATTCAAGCTGTGCAGAAAAAGTCAGCAATTGAAGCCCTCTTTTCTCAAATTCTTTATCCACAATCTGCTCCAACCGCTTTTCAAAAAGAAGAGAACCACCGTCAGCCATTAAACTGTCTGTCTTGTGCTTACGGCTTTCTTCTTTGATTAAATCATAAATACGAGGTTCAAGTATATTATCTTCAAGGCTTTGCATAAACCCGTCTTTTCCTGATTCTGTATCAGCTTTATCTATATGTTTGTTATCGAATACAACATCTATAGCTCTATTCTTGATAACTTTATAAGAATAAGTAGGACGTGCGTTAAATTCAGTGTTATCAGCAGCCTTCAATGTGACAGGTTCAGCAAATTCCCCTCTTTGGTCAAACAATGGAACTTGAAACAATTCAGTGCCCCATTCCCAAGTGGAAACTTTACCGGACACTACCTTAAAATCCTCTTTTCCTTGCTTCCCATAGTTCTCCATTAGAACACCGGCATAATTAGGGGCTACTCTTTCGCATGAAGCAAATACCACTAAGGTCATACAGACCAACATTAGATTAATCAATCTTTTCATTCTTCAAATTTTTAATTAGTTTATAAACGAAATAAATCACTGTGGCTGATATTATTACCACGCCCAGCCAAGCGTTGAGGTGATTGAATATTCTGTTTCCGATAGATACTCCGACTACCAGAAACAGAATTAAATAAATTTGCTTTCTCATTGTTACACCTCAATGATTACGATGTCAGGTGCAACACCTTTGATTGCTTCAACCTGTTTGTCAATCACCTTATTCTTGTATTCTTCAATGGCCTCATTCGCACCGGCAGAAACCAAAGAAAGGGAAACTTCCCGTCCGTCCACATCGGCGTAGATTTCAACTTCGATTTCTTCACAGGCAAAACCTTTGAAAAGAGGGATATTCAGTTTGAACGATTTTGGCAGATTGGAATCAACCACTTGAGAATAGTTATCCGTCTTGTTTCCGTTTTCCTCTTTACTACGTTCTATATCCTGGTTTACTTTCGCCTTGAAATTCTTCAAAGTAGAAACCAGCATCATGTTCTCAGACTTATCCTTGAAGAAGGCACGGTGCATCTTGAAGAACTGGGACAATTTGATAGGTTCCCATTTCCTTTCCGCATTGATACCGAACTCCTGCATTTCCTTTGAAGCCTGTAAAACTCCACTAATTACTGTCTGGTAATAATTGGTTTCATCAATAGTCAAAGCCAGACACATCTTATCACGGTTCACAATGATATTGGCCGATTTCTGATTAATCAGTTCGACACGCTTTTCCAGCCATCTGAAGGGTGCTTCTATCGTTCCATTGATAACTACTCTCTCCGGTTCTTTCGGGTCAAGGGCTACGGATGCTTTACCTTCTCTCAATACTACTTCGATGGGGGTACCATTGTACTCTTTCGGTACTACCAAATTGATTTTGTTTTCACTCATGATTCTGTTCCAGTTTTACGGTTAATACTAAATACTGTCTTCTGCATTTCTTGTGGCATGATTGGGCGGCTATAAACCAGTTCACCTAACTTGTTGTAGAATCCTACCATCTTTTCTTTATGGTATAGGAATTTTGCACATTCTTCATTCTCGACGAACTCCGAACCTCTTTTGATGTGGTCCAAAAGTTCCTGCTTTTCTTCATTCAAAGGCTTCAATCGTTCTTTGAAGCTTTCCATAGCCTCTTTCTTCTCCAACTCAACATCGTTGATGGTGATTGATACCTCGGCCAAAGTCTCTTTCTTCTGAGCCAGTTCTTCGGGGGTGAATCGGTGAGTATATCCGATTTTCTCTACCGCATCGGCGTTGTCCTGAAGGAACTGCCATCGTTCCTGTTCAGGGATGTCTTGTCCTAAAAATTTGTCCATAGTCAAATAAACTCTTTGTTACGTTCGATTTAATTTATTATTCAAACTTCCAACAATATCCACCAGCAGTTTTTCTTTTATGATAACAGCAAAGTGAAATATTTCGGTAATCTACACCAGTATCTCTATAAGCATCCATCAATGTTAAATGGCGTTTTATCAAAACTCCATTTTTATCCAATTGAAGAACCACCTTTCCTTGCGATATAGCTCTACGTCTTTTAGCTGTACCGTAATTAAGATTGTAAGCATGGCTACACCATTCAAGATTTCCTACATTGTTGTTTGTTTTGTTTTCATCTTTATGATTTACAACTGGATAATTATGAGGATTAGGCAAGAAAGATTCAGCCACTAAACGATGAATGTTTACTGTATGAATACTTCCATCTTTGAATAGATTTACGCATCTATATCCACATCTGTTTTGTGGTTTCAAAATATGTGGTTTCTTTTTCATTAACTCGCCATTTTGAAGCCTTACATGACTGCATATAGATTTAACCCGTCCCATATCTGATACTTGATATAAACCTTCATATCCGGATATATCTTTCCAATTCTCACCCATCCCCATAGCTTAGAAATTCTTTATCTTTTTCTATCTCTTGTTGAATATGTAATAGAAACTCATTCTCGTTAGGACTTGGTAAATATATTCCTGCTTTAGCACTAGAATAATTCCGAAATCTTTCAATAGCGAGAGTCATTTCTCCCGTACTCAGTTCAGACGAGCTTCTCAAAGTTTTTATAATCTTTCCTTTTTTGTTCGTCTTTTCTTTCTCGAATATATCCCTATTACATAACCTCTTGAAAATATCGATTTTAACTTCCTCTACACTATAACCTGTTTCACTTGCGAACCAATTTAGAAGCAAATAGAAGTATCTGTTCTGGGCGAGCGTGCGGTTGGGCAGCTTCTTTCTCACTTCCACAACCGCCCGCTCCTGGAACAGTTTGTTTACATAAGCCTTGAACTTGGGTATATCGTATTCATTCTTTGCTCATAGGCTAGAACGGTAAGTCATCTTTGGGATTTCCATTCGCATCTACATCAGGTGGAAACGCCTGTGCCATGGTTGGCGTTTGTGTCGGTGACGGTTGCTGTGCTGGCACGGATGCTGGCTGGTGCATTGGCTGACGGCCTTCCAGTTTATAGCAGCGGATGGACACCATACGTTTTAGTTGTCCGTCCTGATTTGTCCATTCCCGACCTTGGAGGGAAAAGGAAACCGTTATTACATCACCGGTTCTGAACTGGTCAAGTTCGGCACATTTGTCACCACTTACTTCAAGAGGTAGAATGTTCTCGTACTGGCTTCGTTCACCTGTATAGGGGTCATAGGTTGTGGCATCAAGAATAAATTCACGTTTCACAAACGGGTTGCCACCGCTTTTGGATGGGATTTCTTGGGGCTGGCCAATATAGACCAGCCGTCCAGTTATTTGATTTGCCATATTAGTTTGAATAAAAATCTTTTATCTGTTGGAAAATCTGTCCACGTCGTTTTATTTCTGCAATTGCCTGTTCGTCACGAGTGATACGGATTTTACAATACTCATTGGGAAGGATATTACGATGCCAGTTGGCTTCGTCGTCGTAGGTTGTTACAGACAGAAAAACAAGGTTACAGCTTTTAAGATGAGTGCAAAAGAGTTGTTCCTGAACCTGATAATAATAAGCTTTATGCTTCTTCTTGACGTATTCGATTAAAGCTTTGTTGTCATGCTTGATAGGCTCAATAAAATCAAGGTAATCTGAAAGATAAAGAGTCTTTAATTCATCAAAATCAGTTAACTTTCCTTTATCGATACAAGCAAAGTCCAGGCTGCACTTGAACACGTTCATTTCATCTGACCTGACAACATACTGAGTAAAGTAGTTGTCAGGCAAAGTGAGAAGATACCTGTTCTCAAGAATGGCTCCCGTACGTAAAGCATCTATAGGGCTGGCAAAAGCATTGTAATAAGGCTTTATCCCGCTGACGAAACGCTGCATGAGGGCGATATGTGATTTCGTATTCTTACCACTCATCAAGGCATGAACGTCACCGCTTCCTATGTACATGGTTTCTGTCATATCTTTCCTTTCTTCTTGAGGTTGTTATATGCCATTTTAAGCTGTTCGCTTGTCATGTCATCAGCACTTCCTACATTGAAATAAGACAGTATGTTCTGCGCAAACTGATTGTCGGTCATCATGTAATCAACGACAATATTTTTCACTTCATCTACTGTAGCAGGGGTTTGCACTTTGGATTTGTTTTCATCAGGGTCTTCACCTGTAGCAATCTTATAGGCATTAAGTAAAGCGTATTTTCTGGCATAAGTAGAAGCCTTTCCAAATCCCTTGTCGCCTGGGTCAAGTCCACGCCCAAAACTTTCCACGTCTATGTATTCTGATGTGTTGTCCAGATTGATAATGCGTAGGGTCATTTTTATGATGTCCATATAGTTGATGGATTCCCCTCCACCTTCTTTGACAACTCTAATTATTTCCGATTTAACAAGTTCCTGCTTAATGGGAATACTGACAAGGCCATGCTTGGACTCGGCTTCTTTCACTTCCAAGGTGACATCAATGTCCTGTACTGCCTTGTAGGCATAATTACCTTTGCCTACGGTCAGGTTCTTTTCGATATTTTTTATCTCATTTGAGACAAGCTGTATCTTCTGATATAGATTTGGCTTTTCTTCCATAATAATTGGTTTTAATACATCAATTTTGCATGTTTTATCACGTCCCAGGCATTACAAGCCCATCTGCTGTGTGGCACGCCTTCTTTGGTCTTGTATCTTATCCTTCCGGATTCGCACAATTCTTTCAGCCTTTTGAGACCGCCTACTATCGAAGCTGCTTCGTATTTCCCGAAAGACTTGTTGTTTAAGACTATTTTCAATACATCTTCGTTTATCATAAGCATTTTATTTTAAGCAGATAATTGCCGAGAAACCCGGATACTCTGTTGCTGATACCCGATATTTCACGTCCATTTTGTTTTTAAGTGTCCCGATCAAGCGAAGGTCACGATTGCGGCGTGATGCTTCCAGCTTGATTCCGTTGTGCCGTTTCTTGTCATAGGGAACCTTGTAAATGTCCCCTTTCTTCATTTCGTCAAAAAGACGTACTGTTTGGTAGTTTTCGTCTACTGTAATTTCTCTAACCATAGTTTAAGTATTTGATTGTTTGCTGGCAGAACGGGACTCGAACCCGTGACTTCCATGCTAACCCTTACATGGTGTTCTACCGCCTGAACTATCTGCCAATGAAAATGCCGGACTTTCATAGCCCGGCATCTACCCATTTTCAAACCATAAAAACTAATCTACTAAGCCAGCTAATGACTTAACCATGTTCTTGAAGTTGTCAAACTTCGATTCAATCTTTTTCTCTTCTTCCATGTAATACAGCATTGATTTTTTGTATTCTTCGGATTCTCGTTGCAGATTCTGTGTGTATGCCACGAGTTCATCATGCGTCATACCTTGTAATTCCTCATTTGTTTTCATGTCTATTCTTTTTAATGTTTTTTATTTCCGTTTCTATCTCCTTATCAAATAGCTCCCGTCTGTCCAGTTCCCGTGAGCGTGCCGTCAGAATGGCACTGATGTCCGCAAATTCATCACAGATGCTTTTTATTGTTTCTTGCAGCTCGTTCATTGTCCAGTCTGTTTGCGATTGAAAAACCAGTGATTATAAACCCGACAAATCCTATCCAGTACATAGCAGACAGGTCTTGATTGAAGTGCATTACCAGAACGGACAATGCACAGAGAAAAAGTAGTATTTTCATAACCGTGTGTATTAAATATCGTTCCCGTGGGCGTTCCGGTGGTTGCCTTACTGCTTATCAAAGGTCTGGTAAGCCACGGGTATATATAGTTCATGCTGGTGTCTAATCAGTGAAGATTGTCTTTGTAGCCGACCTACGGCCACCTGCAATCGTATAAGTGTCTTTTTGTTATCTGTGTGATTCGTATGCTGCGTTTGCTTAGTGCAGCCCTTTACTCATACTCTTTTCACACAGCCGTTATCGCTACTCAGTCGTCCGTTTCACGTCAGGCTTAACGGTAAGCCTAAATTTCCATCATGTCAAAGAACCAATCAAGTAGAACCCTGCCCGATTCTCGCTATCGGTTGCCGTTCAGTCCGTCAGCAGGGTAGGTGAGTTACCAGCGTGTAACTGCCATGCCTTGTGATAACTGAAGGTTAATGTAGTCCATGCCATCATCTTCAGGCAGGTTGTATTCTTCAAGAAGGGCTTCGTATTTGTCCACCTCTTCAGTAAGTACTTTGATGTATTCTTGCTTGCTGTCAGCATTGAAAGCCCTGCATAAAGTCTCTTCATCTGCGTTGTAGGCGAAGTTCAGGTCTTTGTACAGCCCGTCAAGTTCTTCTTCGATTTCGTGGCGTGTCATAGTCATGCGGCGATGTTTAAAAGGTTAGCTTTCTTGAAGCATCTGTATTCTTGTCTCTCAGTATCGAAGTACACCTGAACAGTGTCATTCTTCTTTCTGCTTTCACCAGATGTGGCTGGTATCAGATTTTCTTTCAGCGTGCCGTAGGCTTCACGAACAGAACCATCTACCTTTTTGAAGTAGAACTTTACGATTCTTTGCTTCATGGCAGCTTTCAGCTTCATGTTTGCCCAAGCGCATTTCATCGCTTCACTCATAGAGAAACCGTTTCTCTTTACCAACTGCCATGCAAGACTCATAATCTCGTGTAATAAATTCTTTTTCATAATCGTGTGAGGGTTAGTTGTTTTTTACTATATTTGTTTCGTATCTAAGTTTCGATATGCAAATGTACTTTATAATTCTAAAGTATCAAATAAATAGCTTTAGAATTATAAAGTACATAACATTATTTAACTATCAGGTTTCTTAATACATTATTATATGAAGAAAGATAATTGGGCGTTAGGATTAGGTATAGCCTCAATAGTGACAAGTTTTATATCTATAATGCTATGGCTATGTAAATATGAACCTATAACATGGACTTTGCTGGATACTATAATGACCATGCTTTCTTTAATAGTGGCGATTATCTCCGTCCTTTTTGCATTTAATATGTTTGGCCTGAGAAAGGAGCTTAAAAATGAGATAGATGAAAAATTGAAGGAGATAAGCGACAATCATGTAATTCATACTGCTAAAACCATGATGTACATGGAAATGCGTTTGTTGCATTTAGCAACCGAATTGAGTAAAATTGACGATATAAGACAGTCTATTTACATGATGCTTGATACAACAGAAAAAACTAAAAATAAGAAAGATGTGGATTATATTATTAACCAGTTAAGAGAGCTTGAAAAACGTTATGGAGACAGATTGTTCGATGATACATTCAAAGGGAAACTAAGGATTAGACTGGAGAAAGTTACCTCTTTCTCTGACAGTGCTCTTCTCTTCCTTCAAAATTTCAAGGTATGATTCTTTTGCGTGGTCGATGATTTTATCCGACTCTTCAAAAGGATTCCTAGGTCCTTGAGGTTCTTGATGATGCATAGGTTTGATACACAAAATCTTTAAATCATCATAAGACGACATAGAAGTCTTAGAGTCTTTAGAATCATTAGTACTCTTTGAATCCTTAGAAAACATAGAATACTTATCCATGCCAAGCAATGGGAGTAATACTTTTGTCCAAACAAGTATCACAGTCACGCATATAAGTATAAACAAGAGTAATAGCAGAACTTTAAACATAAAAGAACAATAACCATAGTAAAAACACCCACAATAGGTACGAGCTATCATGGGTGTATATATTAAACCTCCTCGGAGGAATGTTTAACCAACTTGTTCCTTTAACACCTCGTACTTGTTACGGTACAAAGATACTTTATAATTCTAAAGTATCAAATACAAGCTTTAAAATTATGGGAATTATTGAAAGATTTTTTGAAAGTATTGAAAAAGCAGGAATTTCTTCTTACGAAATTGAAAAGAAATACGGAGTTAAATCTGCTCAATCTAAACTTTCACAATTAAAGGAAGGAAAGACTAAAAGTGGAAAAGAAAAAACTCTCCCATCTGATTTATTATCTGCTGTATGTTCTGCAAGAGAAGATATTAATCCAGATTATATTTTAACTGGTCGCGGAACTCCATTGCGTCAGCAACCTGAAGTTACTCAAATATTTCACCCAAAGAGCATAGAAAAAGCTGAAGAAGATGGATTGATAACCCTTTATGATGTTGAAGCTGCTGCAAACTTGAAATCCCTCTTCGATAACAAAGACCAGAATATCCTTGGACAAATCAATATTCCAAATATCCCTAAATGCGATGGAGCTGTTTATGTCAAAGGGGATTCCATGTATCCATTACTTAAATCTGGTGACATCGTAGCATATAAGGAGGTACCTTTAGAAATGAGTCATATTTTCTTTGGAGAAATGTACCTTGTGTCAATAGATCTGGATGGAGATGAATACTTAACTGTAAAATACGTCCAGCATTCAGAAAAAGGTGAAGACTGGATAAAACTGGTAAGTTACAATCAAAACCACCAACCCAAAGATTTTCCATTATCTTCTGTGAGAGCTATGGCTTTGGTAAAATTGAGTATTAGAATGAACACAATGAAATAATATGGGACTTTATTTTAGGAAAAGGGTGAAGATTCTTCCTGGAGTGCATTTAAACATAAGCAAAACAGGGACAAGTTGGTCTGTTGGTCCGCGTGGAGCTTCAGTGAATGTGGGTAAGAGAGGAGTTTATGTGAATACCGGGATACCAGGAACTGGTATATATTCTCGGACTAAAATATCGGGAGGTAGTAGTAACTATGATAGAGATAAACATTATTCTTCTAAGCGTGAACAAGAAAATGAAGCAATTAATAGCAATCCGTTGAGGTTTATTTTGACATTTCTGTTTTTACTGGCTTCAGTAATGATTCCGTTACTTACAAGTGCTTCATGGATTTGGTTTCCTATACTCGCCTTAATTGGAATTTGTTGTGCTTTTATTCCTGATAGTAAAACGGAAGCTAATAATTTAAACTATAATGCTGATAAAGTAGAACCTATCCATATAATCCCGGATAAAGTTATAAACATATCAGAAGAGAAATACGTATCTGAAAATACTTCTACTCTAAAAGAAAATGAGTCTCATAGAGAAGAAAATATTTTAAAGGATTCCGTGATACATAAATTAGATCCATTATTTGAAGAATCGGCTCGTTTGGTCGTGAATCAGCAGCAAGGAAGTACTTCTCTTCTTCAGCGTAAACTTATAATAGGATATAATAGGGCAAGAAGGATAATGGGATTACTTGAGAAAGCTGGGATTGTTGGACCAGCAAATGGAGCAAACCTTCATGACGTGCTTTGTAAGGATGAAGTTGAGTTGGCTGAGAGGTTAGAAAACCTGAGTGATGACATGTTCCAAGAAACAACAAAAGATACTAATATAGAGGATAATTTTGATAAGAGTTCTCGGCTTGTTAATATTGGAATTGATTTAGAAAAAGAAGGAATGATTGATGAAGCTATTAATGTGTATGAGAAATCAATCATTTACAGATTACCGCTTAAGCACCCATACGAGAGACTTGCTATCCTTTACAGAAAAAGAAAAGATTATGAGAATGAAATCCGAGTTATAAAAATTGCAATAGAAGTCTTCATGAAAGAAAATGAGAGAAGAGCCAATATGGTAATTGATGAGGATAATTCTATGTATAATCAAGTAATGCAAGCATTAGAGACCAACGAAAGTATTAAGTATGAAGATGGGAAATGGGCTTTCGTTCAATATGATGTCATGAGTTATATAACAAGACTAGAAAAGGCACAAACTTTACTTGATAAATCAAAAAACAAAAAGGAATGAGAAGAGTATTGACTTTGTTGATGGGATTGTTCTTTTTCTGCACATTTCATGCACAAGAAGTAGTAAGATATGTAACGGCAAACCTAAATTTAAGAGATTCTCCTGATGTAACATCTTCTATTATTACTCAGATTCCTAGAGGTACTGCAGTTCTAATTGATGAGGATTGTGATTGCAAATGGATTCCTGTTAGTTATAATGGGTATATTGGATATGTTTCAACGAAGTATCTTTCAAAAGAAAAAGTTTATTATTCTTCTGAAAATCATTCATCAGGACAAATAAGATATTATACTAATTCTAGAGGTGAGAGAGTTCAGTCTCCTACATATTATTCTTCTGCACCTCCTGGGGCAACTGCTTTATGCAGAGATGGAACATATAGTTTTAGTAAAAGCCGTAGAGGAACTTGCTCTCATCATGGTGGTGTTGCAAAATG